CAGACCGGCAGCCATCCCCTGAGCCGTCGTAACGGCCGGTAGATACAGGAGAGTTGCAAGGTTCCGACCGTCAGCCGCAAGACCGGCAAGAGAGCCGGGGACGAGCCGACCAAGGGGGCCGAACGACACACCCTGAGCCATCATCGCGCCGTTCACGAACGCTTGCGCGCCCTGAGCAACCGAGAGTTGCCCAGCAAGAACAGCATTGAGGATCTGTCGGCCCGTTTCCCCTTGCATCGCGCTTAGGATTCGGTCGGGGGTGGCATCGCGCCAAAGCCCCTGTACGGCCGTTAGAACGCCTCGCGTAACCGATGTGGTCGCGTCATACCTAGCTTGGGCCAGAGCCCCGGAGGTAGCCAACTAGACCCCCTCCGGTGCCCCGTCCGTCTGTACATCGGCCGCCGGATCCGGCTTAGGACCGAACAGCCCCGCAATATCCCCACCGACGATTGCCGATGCTTGGTCATTGCGCATGGTCTTCCAACGCTCAATCTCATCCGGCGTCACACCCGGGATTCGTTCCCACAGTGCCTCGTCCGGAACGTTGATTGCCTTGAGCTTGGTGAGCGCGTCAGCGTACTGAGCGTCAGAACGGAACTGCGGATCACGCCACACAACAGAACCAAGCGCGAGCGCGTCAGCACGGGAGGTATCCCCCTTGGCCAACGCGTCCAGCCGCATAAGCTCACGCAGCGACGCACCAAAGAACCGTTGCCGCTCAGTCACCTTGGCCACAAGACCAGACTCAGCAGCCGCTAGCGCGTCCGCACTGATGTTGACCACCTGACCAAGCAGGTAATGCGGGGGTGTGCGCGTCTGAGCCGCAATGTGCTGCACGGCCGTACCGATAACGTTCGTGTAGTTGCTGAGGTCAGCAGCCGAGAACTCAGCGATACCCGCAGACTCAGACTCAAGCCAGAGCAGCCGGTTGGACCGGTACGGCTCTAGCGGTAGGTCTTCCTCCCCAACAACCTCTCCCTCATCATCCGTGATCTCACGCGTAGGCCGGTCCATACCGGTAACCACACGCGCGGGAACCGCGAGAGCGTCAGAGTTGGTCAGCAGGTGAGCCCAGAGAGTGTTAACGGTGTCCTGTAGCGGAGCAACGTTCGCAATCTCCGAAACCGGCTTGCCCTGTAGGCGAGCACGGTTCTCAAAGGCGATAAGCGGGACCACCTTGAGCGGGTTAGGCAAGGTCGCATCTAGCGTCCAAGCAGAACCGCCCATGATGGCAACGGTGCTGTCAACGTGCGCATACCTAGCAACGTGACTAAGCGGACGAGAGAACCGGTACGCGCGGTCAGCAGTAAAGAGCGTGACATTCTCGCGCTCGTCATCCGTCCACGTGATCAGGCCGTAACGACGTACCCGACGCTTGCCCGGCACGTACTCAACAATGGCGCTCGTGGCGTCATAGAACGTGATCTCAGTATCCGGCCCATCCGGACGCCACACGAGCGCATACGAGCGACCCGAAATCAGCGACTCAAGAAGAGCAAGCCCAATCTCAACATCACACTCATTGCGGCGCCAAGAATCCCAAGCGACCGAGTCAAGCGAACCATCATCAAGGCGGAACGCCATAGGCATAAGCCGCTCAAGCGTCGAATCAACGATCACTTGACACCAGTTATCCGAGAACCCATCGAACAGGTCACCGGCAATGGTCGAGAACTCAGGGGACGCAAACTTTAGGTTGTGGTCACCGTTGTAGTAAGCGCCGTACTTCTTGGCGTTACTGGCACGTCGCTTGAGCTTGGCGTATAGCCGGGTCACGACCTCAAGGGGGGTCTCAGCCATGCGTCAACCCCCTTCCCTAGGTGGTCAGTTACTGAATTCAGTAGGTGCTAAGCACTCGCAGCGCGAGCCTTCTTGATCGGGCGACGGACATAACCGTCAAGAGCCATCACAGCAGCAGCGATACCGTCGATACGGGCCGATGACTGGTGACGGTCCGGCTTCCGGGGACGGATGTTGTCGTTACCGTCCGCGTAGATTTCCACGCAAGCAGCGTTCCAACGCAAGATGGGATTACCACCATGCTTGACACGCCCCTCACGTAGCAGCCGCTCAAGCTCCTTAGAGCCCGGCGACATGCCCAAGTAGGTCTGCGCAATCGGGACGACATCAACACCCTTGGTCTTCTGGTCAACGCGCTGCACAAGCTGACCCGCAAACATGCGGTCATAGCTCACGCGCTGCACGTTCAACCGGCGACAGTCGGCAATGATCTGCTTCTCAATCGCGCCGTAGTCGATAGCGTCGCCCTCAGTGAGGGTCAGGAAGCCATCACGAGCCCACTGACGCAACGGCATCTGTAGCTGAGCCTCAAGCTCGTCAACCCGCTCCTCAGGCAGCCAGAAACGCGAGATAAGCTCTAGCTCAACTCCGGGTTGCCGAGACTCAACAGCGAGCACCCAAGCGGAGAGGTCAGACACGGCCGAAAGGTCAACGCCACCCCAGGCACGGCGATAGCGGAAACGCTTCTCGTCAACCGTTCCGGCGTTCTCATCCCACAAAGGCATAGGCAGCCAACGCGTAGACGAGCGCATACGACGATTGAGAGACAGTCGACAGAACGTCGGGAAGTACGAGGGGGTTGACTTAGCCTTTTCAGCCTCACGACGGAGGTAAGACAGCGAGGGGGAAACACCAAGACCCGGGTTAGCCCTACGCCACGTCTCCTCAGAGAAAGGGTCGGCATCCTCAGCAGCCGCCCAAATCACGCCGTAGTGACCGGGGTCCTTAACCACACCCTCAGCGACACGACGAGTGTAAGTGTGCTTCTCGTCGTAGATCGAGCCTTCCTCACCCTCGTCAGCCGTCGTGATGAACACGATTAGCGGCTGATCACGGGCACCGGTACCGGTCTCGATAGCGTCAACGAGGTCACGCGACTTGTGAACGTGAACCTCATCAATGATCGCCCCGGACACGTTCAGTCCGTGGGCAGTCTCAGCGATCTTAGACAGCGCGCGGAAGACACCACCCGTGCGAGGCACCCGAAGAACGTTCCTCAGGATCTCTACGCGCCCACGTACGGCCTTGGAAGTCTCCGCCATACGCTTGGCGTCCTCGTACACGCGCCGAGCCTGCTCAAGGGATCCTGCGGCCGCATAGACCTCAGCGCCAACCTCACGGTCAGCGAGCAGAAGCGCTAGGCCGATGCCAGAGGAGAGGGTTGACTTACCCGCCTTACGCGGAACCTCAATCCATACCGAGCGAGTAACGCGAACATCGCGCCCAACCTCGTCGTCATACCAAAGCCACCCGAAGATGGGGAAGACAACCCACACCTTTTGCCAAGTCTGCAACTTGAGCGGCGAGTTACCCCACCGGCCCTTGGTGTGCTTGAACGACTCAATAGCCTTAAGAGCACGGGCAGCGTGAGCAACCGAGAAGTACGCGCCCTCACGCTCGTGAGCCTGGAAAGCGTTGACGAGGGGGCGACGCTCCCAAGCGTCCCTAATCTCCTCGTCCGTCATACCAAGCTCAAGCAGAGCGTCATACGGAACGGGCAGCGACGAGGGGTCAAACTCGTCAGTCGAAAACGTCGTCATCCTCTCCCCCAGAATCCGGCGGCGTGATCCTTGCCGCACTAGAGGGGGAAAGGCCAAGCTCACCCGTTAGCGACCGGAAGTGAGACCGGTACTGATTGACAATGGTGACCCACGGATTTTTGACCATGCCTCGCTCGGTCTCGACCACAAGACCTTGCCGAGAAAGCTCACGCTCCGCCTGCCAGATGCGGGCAGCCGTAATGCAATACTCAATGGCTGTCTCACGCTGAGGGTCGGTCAGACCAGCGGACACGACGAGCGCCGGAATAGTGGTTGCCCACACAGAGGCAGCCTTAGCGCGAACGTCCTTATGGCCCTTGCTCCTGCCGGGCATGACCTCGTCCCAATCCGGCTCACTCGGAGCGGACGGAGCGAACGAGGCACCGGGCGACTGTCGGTCAGCACGGAACGTGCCCTCACGAACGGCCATGAGGTGAGGCTTGGGCTTGGCACCGGATACGGCCACGCTCAGTCACCTCCGCAGGAACGGTCTGATCAGCCATCGTAGGTTTTTGCCTCCCTGCCGCTCCGTGTGAGGGGTGGGAGGGGGTCACCCCCCAGGGGGTAGGCACTCAGAGTAAAGAATCAGGGTCAGATGCGAACCGTCCGTAAGCGTTCAGCGTCACACTCTGTGCGCCTCGCTCATGAGCCCAACCGCCCGGTTGATGCTTAGCCGTCTCCTTGTTATGACACGACGTACACAAGGGTCGTAGGTGCTTAGGGCTGTCAGGGTTCGGATCACCCTTAGCCTCAAGCTCACGACGACTCAAAGGGAAATGGTCAGCGACAGTCGCAGCCTTAGCGCATAGCACACACCAAGGATGCTTATAGATGAACGCCTTACGCACACGTTGCCATCGTGTCGTATAGACAGCGCCACCACGTGATGCACGATCCTTGTTAGCCTGCCTCGCGTGCTCAACACAACGGCCACCACTCGTAAGCTCAGGGCATCCGGGTACAGAGCATGGGGTACGTGGCTTACTAGGCATGGGGTACACCAAGGGGGTAGACAACACAGGGGGTAGGGCTAAGAGAGAAGGGGGATATAGACACGCTCACGAGGGGGCCTATATGAGAAGGGGTGGCATACTCACACACCCTGGAATGGCAGCTACTGAATTCAGTAGTTGACAGATGCTATCCTTGCGTGTATGGCACACAAGGTATGCATCACATGCAAGGAAGACAAAGACCTAGACGCGTTCGCCAAGGATGCCAACCGCAGCGACGGACACGGGTCACAGTGCAAGGACTGCAAAGCACTCGCTCAGCGAGCAAGGCAAGCAGGCCGTACCAACCCGTACCGTGATGACAAGATCAAGGGGACAGCCAAGAAGCTTGGCCTTACCGTCCCTGAGTACGTAGAGCTACGCGCTAGCCCCTGCGATATCTGCAACAGAGAAGGCAGCGAGGAAGACCCGAACAGCGTCTACACAGACAAGCAGAACGGCGAGATCAAAGGCGTAGTCTGCAAGGCATGTGCACGCGCCCTAGGCCACTTCAAATACGACCCTGAGCGCCTACAGCGTGCGGCAATCCTGCTTGCGTAGCAGCTACTGAATTCAGTAGTTGGTCTAAGTGGTAGGTTTCGAACCTACGGCCTCACGGTCCCTAACCGCGCGCTCTGCCTACTGAGCTACACCTAGATGCGGCAGGATGACGGGCGAACGCGTTTATCCTGCCTGAGGGCCCCTGCGAGGAATCGAACCCCGAGTCTCCCGATTACGAAACGGACGCTCTACCAATTGAGCTACAGGGGCAAAACGAATCAGCGTGCGGACCATTGACCCGGTGAAGGGAATCAATGCCGTCCACGCTGACTCTGGTACCCGCTGAGGGATT